TCATCCGAAAAGGTTTGTGTTGGGATGTCCCATACATCGCTGTCATTCCCAGTGCTCGCTGTCTCGGAAGTATCTGTTTCGGTTAAATCTCGCTCTTTACGAGGACGATTACCGCCTAGCATATTTAAAAGCATATTCATGGCTCTGTTGATACGCATACGAGCGGCATCTTGAGACACATTTAATTCTTCGGCTATTTTAGTAATTTCCAAACCGTCGTTAAACCTATATGACAAGATCAGGTATTGTTCTTCATTGATCTTCTTCAAACACTTCTCAACGTCCGCACACATAGCCAACCAGTTGTTCCCTTCAGAAAGAACTTTCTTGGTGTTGCTATAGCCCATGTCAGTCAGCGACGGAGGCGTCCTAGTCCCATTGAATACTCCAGGAAGTATGGCTTCCAATAATTGTTTATCGTAATAGTAATTATCTTCGACACGATAGCCTAGTACTTTAGCCTTCTCACGCTGGCAGTAATCCTTTGCTGCGTTACGGAGGCTTCTCGCTACCAACTTAATACAGTTCTTATCGTCGTATTCTTTTTCCCAATATGTTATCTTTTTGGGGTGCTCAAGAAACCAAACCCATAACTCTTGACGAATGTCATCAGCATCAAGCATATGGTATTTACGAGAGAACTCATAAGCGATATGCGCTACTACGCCTTCGTATCGTTCTATTACCATGCGTAAGTTTTACCCTCCACAGTAAAGGAACGACCAATGATAGGAACATTAACTGGTGTTACATTGGTACGACGTATGTACAGAATACCAAACCCTTGTTGCCAGTTAGCGGCTCCAGTAGATAGATAATCTGCTTTATTAAGATCCATCAAGTGTCCGACTTCTACTCCGAACAATCTGTTGCTGATTCTGCCATTGTATCCAACGTGGTAATGTTGTATCCCTTGGCGGTGAGTGTGTCCACACACGACAGATAATCCGATACGTCTCGCAAGGTTGAGCGCAGTTCCGCCTGAAGTACTGATAAGCGAGCCTTCATCTCCATGTGCGAGAGCCCATCCGGGAGCAAACTGCCAGATTTTATCGTGATACGTAATATCGAGTTCACGGTATCGGAGCAGTTCCTCATATTCCAAAGCGCGGAGGCTAGCAAGCGCAGGGGCGTACTTTGATATGTAGTGGTCGATTCTGTCTCCATGATTACTCCTCATAGTGTGAAAAGGCTTATCTCCAAGAGCATCCTTGAAGCCTTCCATAATCTCAGATGTTCTATCTAATCCTGATTGTAAAGTCTTGGCATATTCGCCTGCTCTACCTTTGTTCCAACGAGATGGTTCAGGACTATCTGCTTCGTCTCCTACGCAGTACAACTCGTCAGGTTCAAAATCATAAACAAAGTCTTGTAGTGCTGTAATTGCTCTAGCATCATGGCTAGGAGCCTGTATGTCTGATAAGACTACTACACGCTTTACGTTATGTTTTTTCTTTGCCACTATTTCTTCTTTCGTTTCTTGGCAGGCTTCTTTTTGGCTCTGCGCTTGTTTTCCATAGCGACGTTCTTTGATTTAGAGACAACACGAAGATTCTTTTTACGGTCATCTCCGGCTCGTCCTTTGTTGTTGATATGGTCTACTTCTTTGTGTTTCGGTAAAGATTTTCCAGTAGATTCTTCGTAATCCACCCGGGCTTTATTAGAAGAAGTAGTGACAGTTGTTCCATCTTTCTTCTTTCGTTTGAAGACGTAGATTGGTCTTCCTCCATTTTGTTTACTTCCTTTGTACGGTCCGAATTTCTTAATCATTGCTCCACTTTCCTCTGAGAACTAGCAATCCAATTATTGCGTAGTTAGCCAAGTCCTTAAATGAATCCTCAAAAGATTCGTTTTTAGGAGATATACCGTTGTCTATTAAGTTGTTAATGCGAGCCAATTTGTCGTGCATTCTGACTCGCAAACCATTTATAGCGCCACCAGGAGCATCTGCAATATTCCGGGGGCCATAGTCATAGTGCTTTTGGAGAAGTAAGACTTCAAGTTCATTAAAAGTTTCCATAACATCTAATTCAAATTGAGATGGTCCTAGCAACTCATTTATCTTTGTCGTCATAAGTCTCCTTCAGAATTTCCTCTACTTGGTTCATAACATTATCCATATTGGCAAGCACTTCTGCCTCCTCAAGGAATGCCTCAAATTCTTTTGGTCCAGCACTAGAATTCAAAAAGAGCAAAGCGGTACTTTGGATATGCTCATAGCATTCTTCTATCAGATCTTCATTGATATAGAAGTTCAAGGTAGAAAGGAATGAGAACAAGTTAAAACTGTATTTCTTGCTAAGCATAACATTCCAAGTATACTCAACTCCATGGTGTTCCATATACTCGAACAAATCAAATGTCCTAAAGTTCTCGCAAGACTCACAATGGAAGTAACCATCGTCATTTGGTAGTAGCATTAGTGAGCCCCCGCTATCTTTTCTTTGAAGTAGTCTGCTCCGTGTAATCTATACATAGAGTTCACATCTTCTCCTTCCGGCGCTTGGATGACGGTAAGAGAAGACAATTCTCGGGATAAAGATTTAGCGAATTCAGTTCCCGCATTATCTCCGTCTGAGAACAAGAAAACCTTTTCAAAGTCAGAAAGGAGCCGAGTGTAATGTTTCTTCCAATTATTGACGCCAGGTACGCCAACTGCCGGAATACCGGATACATAATCCAGCGTAATGGTGTCAATCTCACCTTCGCATATACATATGTATGTCGATGCACGGAATAACGCGCCCACATTATACAGATGAGTTGATGCACCTGTAAGTCCCATATATCTTGGTTCTTCGTTTCCGATGCTTCGGAATCTAATATCAACGACACCTGACTTTGTGACGTACGGGATAGCCAACCTATTGACGTACTGTTCATGACCCGTTAACGGATCTAAAACGACGCCCAAGCGTGCTCTCTCCGCTGCTTCCATGGTTATTCCTCGTCCTGCGAGATATTCCTCTGCCTCTTGCAGTGCGCTGTGGTAATACTTTGCCGCTCTTGTCAAAGATTCCCTTTGCGATGTCGATTGCTTCACGAAACCCCACCCCTTCTTTAGCCATAATGATAGCATATCCGTCGCCTTTTATCTGACAAGCGAAACAACAAAAGGCATTATCATCCCTAGTTGCTGAAGCACTGTTGTGCCTGTCATTATGGAACGGACACTTCATAGAAAACCATCCATGACGAGTTGGGACACGAGCCCCATAATGCTCTAAAATCACTGATATATCAGGCTTTTCAGTCATTTTTCATAGCCTTCCGTAATAGTTCTACCCACACTGATACCGGAAGTGTAGCATACCAATCAGCAGGATTTCCCTTGCCTTTACGTTTATGAATAACTACACCAGTCCATGCTTTAGCATTCTTGGTTTCTAATTCTAGTTCTGCTAGCCATCCAGCCAAATCTAACTTGGCATGGTTTTTAATCTCAATGCAGACACCATTGATACCGGATACATCTCCCTTATCTAAGGTGGCTCCCGCAAGCCGTCTTTCTGCGTACGGGAACCACTCTTGGAGATATTTGACTACATCGCGTTCTGCTTGCGACCCTTTAATCTTGGACTTGCTTGACATTAGTACCAACCATTCCTTTGCCAAAACTTCCACGCCTTGGTAGGCGTATCGTAACGGTGAATGATGTACTTAATCCCCATATTCACTTGGTATTCAATTGTAGAGTTCTTAGGCGTACCCAGAACTTGGGCAACACCGTACGCACTCGAGGTAGGGTTCTTGGCTTTCCAATTCCAAGCAGATTCCTTACCCCATAACTTGGTAAGTGCTTTCCATTCTCGGTCAGCATTCTTACCAAAAGCCTTATTTAGTTTTATTTTTGCCATCATTTTTGCGTATGTTTTGTGGTCTATCATCATTGACCCTTGTAGCGTTACCGCTACGGGGGGTGTTGACGGGCGTATGAGCCACGCACCCACAGCGTGGGGCATAGTTTCCACAGATATTACAATCGCTAACATTATTGATGCTGTTGATAGTTTCATGATTACTCCTCAATGGGCGCGGTTGCCTGTGTTCCACAGTCAGCACACTCCATATCTAGAAAATACATCCCAATGGTGTTGTCTTCTGCGAAGACTACCTTGAGATTCCATACGAAACTCCCACAGATGCATACCGTAGTTGGATTACCACGGATATCCATCGCCTTGTCATAACTCGGTTTGAGTTCTGAGATTGGTCTGGACATTAGGACCTATCTGGGATATCTGATACGTCCATGATTTCAGGGTTGAATTGCAACCAAAAAGCCGTATCCCCGGAGGGGTCTGCTTTGCCATATCGGTTCTTTACGGGCGCAATGGCTATGTATCCTGGCGCATTGGAACCTACCGTGCAAATCAGAGCAGGTAATTGCGCAACCATCCCCTGTAGTGCGCTCCGTGGTTGACACGGGTTACCAGCATACGACTCTTTAGTGTGATGTAGTACGAGAACAGCAGAATTGGTATCTCTTGCGAGATATTTCAATTCCTTTATTGTGGAGCGCATACCAGCAAACTCTTCTCCGCCATCATTGGAGATGTCCATGAGATTATCTACAACGATGAGAGTAGGGGCGCAACCCCACAATTCTTCGAAGGCAAGTACTTCTTGATCGACATCAGCCAGCGAAGGTGCTGACTCAAATGACCAAAAGATATGCCCCGAAGAATCATTTATAACCTTTCGAGAACCTTCAACATCCTGAACTAGCATTTCTTCTGCCTCGCTTTGGGTCTTTCCGGTTATCATCGAAAGTAAACGCATAGCCATAGTATGCGCATTAGTATCAGCACTCACATAAAGTGTTGGCACCTTGGTACGCAACGCAATAGCAAGAGCAAGTGTTGATTTACCGGCACCAGGAGTACCAGCAACCATAGACACTTCTGCTCTACGAATAACTATCTTGTTGATATCAAGAGTACGAAACACCGAAGGGAGTGGCTCACCACCGATGTCCGCACTACCTACAGCACGGGCAAGGGTTCTCATTGGTTAGAAAGTGCTCCATTCTGCTTCGTTCCTCTTTAGGAACACAGGTTCGCATTGGTCAGGAGTTCCCTTTGGAGTTGAGCACATGTATGCCTTCCAAGGACCCTTAGCACTAGAACCGCTTCGCTTGGTCATAGGACCATGCTTGCAGGTGCGACCGGATGGGGCAGTAGATGGTGTGAAAGTTTGTGCTGGAACTGGTGTAGCGCCAAGCCCTGCTGTCACATTACTAACTGCCTGCTCGAATGTTGGTGCTCCCTCAAGAGAAGAAGCCATGATGCCGAGTACTTTATCGACACCTTCAGGTCCAAGTACATCAATAAGATGTGCCTTGAAGTCTGCGAATGTATCCGCCCCAACAACGAATATTCTACCGTCATTGAGTTTACTACTGACTTGGAAGTTATTTGCTCCAGCCATTTTATCCGTTTCCTTTCGTCTTGTTT